CAAAAGCAAACCCTTCTGGGTAATTCATTAATCTAGTTGGTCTGTAATCTAAATAACTTAGATCACCTAATAATTCGTTTGTTTGTTTTGGTATCATAGCGCCTAGCATAGGAATACCTGATAGACCACTAACAATTGCTTTACCAGCTTGTGGAATCATTCTTTGTATGCCGTAAGAAATAGGAAAGTTTTCTTGGTAATCTTTTGGATTGGTGCGCATGTACATGTTCATCATGTTTCTGTACGGTTCAGAGTATAGTTTTTCTAATGCTCTGCCTTGTTGTGATGATAGTATGCCACCTTGTGTTGGACCAATAGCATCCAACGCTTGTCTTTTTAAATTTTCTCTAAATCTTGTAAAATCTTTTCTATCCGCTGTGTTTGGATTAAAGCTCGTCATGAACTGACGTTCTTCTTCAGCTTTAGCTGCACGCTCATCACGTGCAGCTTTTAAACTATTTAAAATAGCTCTTGATCTTCTGTCAATTTCGGCCATTAAGCACCCATCATTGACTGTAGGACAATGATAACAACTACAGCAACAATACCGGCTTTAATCCAGTCTTTCATGCTCCAGTCGCTCCACTCTTTTAAGTGAGCCCATAGGTCTTGTAATAACTTCATAGTTACCTCCTAATGTATAGTCACAGGAGAATCTAGATCCCCCTCATGACCGTTTAAATAATCGAAGGACTCTACAACAGATTGAAAGATAAAGGAAGTGTGTTCATTACCTAAAGCTTCAACATAATGTTGTCTAGTTACAGCTAACAAAGCCGCACAAACCAAGAGTTTGTCCTCAGATTGTCTAACTAATGTTTTTGCAAGAGCATCTATTTCTTGCATTGCGTCACTAATTTTCTTCACTTTCGTTATTTCGTCTGCCATTTACCCTCGCTGTTGTTTCGTTTTTCATTGCTTCTTTTGTCAAAGAAATGTTTTCTTTTAGATTGCCTAATGCATCTTTTGCAGCGCTATCTTCAATACGATTAGCTGTTTCCATTAATTTAATTGTAGTATCAGCTTCTATCTTATCGCGATCCATGTCAAGTCTTGCTGCATCCATAACTGTTTTAGTCTGCATGTCTTGCTGACGTGACATAACCTCAGCTGCACGTAAATCAATCTCTTGTTGTTTTAATTTAACAAGTGGATCTTGTTGCTCACGTTTAGTTCTTTCTTCTTCGTCACGTGCTAATTGAGTTGTAATATCAGCCTCAATCTTTGCAATTGCATTTGCTTTTTCAACAGCCATTTGTTGTGCTTGCATTTGTAATTGTTGCATTGCCTGTGGATCCATTTGACTTTGTTGCATTGCCATTTGTAATTGTTGCTCTTGTTTAGCAAATTGTTTTTGTACCTGCATGCCTGCCATCGCAGCGATGTGCTCTGACATATGTGCTTGTAGCATAGAATACAATGGTGGATTAATTTGCACCATTCTTGTAAACATAAATTCAGCATGCGCTTTCATGTGCGCTTGATGGTCTTGTTGTGGAAATACTTTTAATGGTTTACTTTTCATGGCCATTGCGTTTTCTACAGCTGGACTCATCGGTGCTGGTTGATTTTGATCTGGTTTCAATATGGCATCAATATTATCTACACCCATTGCTTGGTACATACGTCTGTATGCCTCACGTATATTGTGCATTGCTGGATTAGATTGTGCCAACTGTAATTGTTGTTGTGCCAACATAACACGTTGTGACATAGAAAATATATTCGGATCACTAACTGGTATGATATCGACACGATCGTCAAAGTCAGCTTGTTTAATCATTCTGTTACCACCAATAATCTGGTATGGATATGATGGTGGTGTAAACATCTTGATTGAGTTTGCTAATAACTTAAATTCTTTTCGTTGTGAAAAGTGTAATCTCTTTTGTATTGCACTCATGACTTTTGTGCCACGCTCTAGTAATGCGAGTGTTGTGCCAACAGGATTCTGTTCGTTACCTTCACCCATTTTCATGTCTGCTATAGCAGCAAAAGATTTACCTGCATCCACGGCAAAGCCAAGTAATGCAAATAAAACTTGTGATGGTTCTTTGTATGGTAATGGTAACAAAGATTCTTTGATAGATTGTCCTGTTACATCAACATCCCTGAACTCACCTGGTTGTAAAGGTTCATCGTGATCACGTATACGCATGCCACGTGCCTTGAAACCTGCTGGTAGATTGGCAAGAGTACCTGCATCAATTAACTGTCGCAAAACACTTGTTGCAGTTCTTGACAACCCACCTAACATGTGGATCAAGCCAAATCCATAAAAGCCTAATCCTGGGAGGAATTTGTAATGTACAAAATACTGTTTCTTTTTGAAATTAGGATCATTCGGTTCATAGTTTCTTCTGATAGATAATATCTTTGACGAGTATTGATCTATAGTCACTATGTATGGAAGTTTTATGCCAGATGTATCTTCAAACTCAGGCACATCTGCATCAAGGTGCATTTCTAAAATGACGTGTTCGTCATCATCACCCGCAGAAGTTGCGCCGTCTAATTCATCTATCTTTTCTTCCACATCACCGTTTGTGCTCACTGATCCTGACGTAATTGGTACATCACGGTAAAATCCTGATACTTGTAATTTTCTCAACTCATTGGCTGACATTTTTACAATGTGTGTAATTCTTTCTGCGTGCTCCAAGTCTGTTGCTGCGTAATTTATTACACAGTCTTCACTTGATACAAACTTTGCAACGCAACGTTTTAGTATTTGATCGTAGTAAACTTTTTTAAATGCAGAACCTGATAATGGTAAATAGAATAACAGTTGATCCATCTCTGGGTCATACTCTTCCATTACATTTAAAATGTAATAGTTCATGTATTCTTTTACACGTTCTGCTTGTTGTTCTACCATTGGTGATGCTTCACCAATAATTTGTGTACGTACGGGGCCGCTTGGGGGGAGGAGTTCCTTATAAGCTTGGGCTTGAAACTGTGTTACAGATTCTGCCAATAAGGGATGTACGACCCCTGACGCACCTTCGAAAGGTTGTGTTCGGTTTTCATACTTGAACCCCAACATATCGAGCCCTTTGATATAGGTATCTTCCCAATCTTTACGTGACTCTTTGTCCCCTTCGAAACTATCTACCAAGTCTGTTGCAAACTTGGTTAACTTATCATCATCAATGTATTCTGCTAAATTTGCATCAAAAGGAATTTGCGATTGATCTATTGGTTGATCACCAATAGCTTCTGCACTTCCATCTTCTTGTATTTCAAAACCATCAAACTCTACACTTTTTTCAAACTGTATTTCTTCACCCAATGGTTCAATGTCCAACGCTTTTTCTACAGCGTCCATTGCTTTTTCTATTTGATTCTTTGTTTTATCTACCATTTACTATTCCACCCTTTGCATAAGCTGAGAATGTGTCTTTCACATTTTTATTATCTTTTAGATTTAACATTTTGACTTGTCCAAAAACTCTACCCCTGTCATCCTTTATAACAGTATTTAACAAATTTGCACCTGTTTTTTTAGATGCCTCTTTCAGTGCACCATTGAGTATAGGGCCATATGCAGCAACGTTGCCTTGGTAATCCCTACCACCAGGCGATAAATTACGGTTTTTTATTGCAGGTGTTGCAAACGCCACACCATCATAATCACCGTCTTTTGCCACACGCACTAAATACTTTGCGACAAACTCCATGTATTCCTTGGATGTTTGAAAAGGACCTTGTGCAATTTCACCACCTTGTCTACCTTCCTTGGTCATGGACTCCGCTATAATAACCCTAATCTTCTCACGCTCTTGTCGTAATTTAGCTAATGCTGGTGATCTTGGGTTTGTAGCCAACAAGTTTTCTATTTTAAGATTTATGAGATCTAATTGTTGTTTGTTTGCTGCCAACTCTGGTGGAGGTGGCATGTCTTGACGAAATGCATAACTATCTTCACGATCAGGTTTTCTACCTGTTATTTTAGACTCACGCAGTGCACGTTGCACACGTTGATGCATGTCAGATTGTATTTCTTCTACAAACATTAATCTTCTGCCAAACTCATCTGTTCTATCTGACACACGTGCATGCACAACACCGCCAGCTCTTTGTGATGGTGTTAATCCAAAATCATGTGCGTAGGTATATGTAGGTTCACCAGTTCTAAGTTTGCCTGGTTCATACTTAAACAAAAATTCACGGTAATTATCGCCACCTGACATTGTTTGTTGTCCAGCATACTGTGGTCGACGTGCAATATCTTCTGCTTTTAACCCAACACCACGTCTAT